GCCAGGACAAGAAGGGAGAAGGCAAAGATAACAACTGCTGCTCGTCGGTGCCTGAAAGACTGAGGGTGGGCTCGGGGATCTCAGGCGGCGGGGTGAGCTGATCGCTGGAGAAACGAACCCCAGGCAAAACCCCCTAGCCGCTATCAGCGTCGGAGATGCCCACCTCGTTGTCGGGAGTCAAGAGGTAGGAATTGCGTGGAGTGACAGCGAGCTTGGAGCCTTCGACAACCGAGGTGACCACACGGTGAGTGAGCTCAACGGTGACGACGCGGGGGCCGGCGGCGACGTAAGGGATGTTGAGGTACACGGTGGCAGACGCCTTGGAGAAGCAGGCGACAGAGAGAACGAGCGTAGGCATGTTGCCAGCCTGGAGGTAAGGGAAAAGAATGGGGGAGATGGACTGTTCGAGCGGAAACTGGAAGGTATTAGTGGCGGGACGGAAAATAGAGAAATTATCAGTGAGGCCACCGGGCGCGGAAGCGGCGGCAGAAGGAGTGAGAGTGGCGACGTCGGCGGCGGCATAAGGGCGAAGGGAAGCACCAAACTGGACGACTGACTCTGAACCCTCGAGGGACGGGTTCACTTGGATCGAGAGGCCTTGGCTGGCGAGAGCTAGGCCGGGATGTCCTCCGATCTGTTCAATCAACGTCTTCCAGACGGGAAGAGTGAGAGACATACGGAGAGGATGCTTGTCGTCGACCTCAGGGAGCTTGATGCGGGCAGTGTTGACACGGGAGATGCCATAGGTTGCGAGTTCAGACCAGAACGGGGCGTGAGTGACCGGGAGCGGAACGGCTGATTCGGTCTCAATAGCTGCTTGGGTCGCAACAACAACGCCTCCAGTTGCTCTTCCTCCGCGAGGAACAAACACTTCCAGCCGGGGCGCGGGCCGGGCGAAGGGGCCGAACCATGACCGGGTCTCAGTCTTCAGCCAATAGTAAAGGTCGATATAATGTTGGGGTATACCGAAATGAACCATCAGCTAAAGCTCCATGTAGAGGGCAGCGGCGTCCTGAGACTGATCGAAGGCGGTGTAATCGTTGTCCGTGCAATCCACATTGTCCTTCCATCCTCGTTGGGCCAGCCACTTTGAAAGTTGCGCTGGGGATCGGCGGAGATGGATGTAAAGCCGGTCGGGGAGAATCCGCTCAATCTGGTACGTTAGATAGCGGCCGACGGCTCCCATATAGAAAAGGACCGCAGTGTGGAAAACGGCAAGGGTCTGACCAGCCTTGGCGTCGGCGAAGATCGACTCCTCCTTGCGTTTATACTCCTGCTTGAGGATGATCTGGATCTGACGGATGTCGAGGTCGGGGTCATCACGGCCAGCAAATGAGAAAAGCGTGGCCATGTTCTTGCGGAAAATCCGGTTGCGCTGGGTCTCGAGGTGGCAGAAGTCCAGAGGATCTTGATTTAAAGGAACGGGCTCCTTCAGAGCGAGACCGCGGTACAAACCATCCCAGAGTGTTGGACCCGCCAGCTCGGAAGAGTGTCGGAAGGAGAGTTGGTTCTGAGCGGGGGTGGCAAGACGGATCCGTTTCTCTATGGCCCAGGCGAACGTGGCTTTGTCGGTCTGGCGGAAGCGATGGAACATTGCCAGGATAGTGGGATCTGTGTAGGCATCCCCAGCAAGCGGCGCATTGAATGAGCGTTTGAGCGTTCTGGTGTCGGGGAACTGCTCTGTCATAACATCACCCTTCCGCATCTCTCGGAAAAGGCGATCGCGAACCTGAGAACGCAACTCTTCCTCGATATAACCTCTCGGTTCGGGAGCGAAGGAGGTCTGCAACTTCTCCTCCAAAGGATCTTCTTCCGGGGCGACAGTCTCTGGGGGAAGAATCTCACGGACATGAGAGTAGAGGGCGGAACTGTTGGGTTCGCGTTCGTGGAACTCGTCAGGGGGGATGGCATTAGGTTCCAATGACATCTCTGGCCAATCGTCAAGGTCGGCCCCACCGGCGATTCGAAACTGTGGTTGATCAGAACCTGGAATCAGGGATCGGAAGCAAGGGTAGTGGGCGACGTCGTGCATTTGGGTGATCGGATCCCAAACGCAGGTGGGTTGTGTGGCGGAAAAAGGGACGGAGGCTGGGCCGACAATGGGATCTTGGGCTGTGCCGGAACCTCGATAACGAATGTAATGAAAAAGGCGTGAGAGCAGGGGGTTCTGTTGAATGAGTGGATAATTATCAGAGGTGGGAGCGAAGACGAGTG